ATTAAAATTTCTTAAACCAAGGTTTCCAGTTTCTTTATTAACAGGAAACATTTCATCAGCCGTAGTAATTACATTATTTTTTTGCTCTTTAGTTAAAGCTGTTTCTTTCATTATTCCAAAAGCCCACTTAAGATCTTTAACACCTTCATCATCATAACCTAAATCATTTTTTAAAAAACTATCCGTTTCAACTTCGTAGTTTTCTGATTCATAATCAGGCATGTTAAGTTGTCTTCCAGGCGTTCTAGGTAAAGGATTTGGTTTAAAATAATTAGTTTCATAACCAAAAGCGCCCTGCTTTACATCAGACAAACCATACTCTTCTGGTAATTCTTCAAATACCATATTGTTAGGATTATCTTTTGTTATAGCTTGCTGAGCAACTATGTCTTGCTGTTGTTTTTCTTCAGTTTCTTGTGTAGTGTCAACATCATTAAAACTATTTATGTTTAGTGGCTCTGCGCTAAGATTTTTAGTTAAAAAACTATCAACCTTTTCATCAGGTATATTGTATGTTTTACCATTAAACGTATATTTTGGCATAAAATTATATTTTAATTTTCTACAAATTCAGCAAACTCATCTACTTCTTCAACCTGTCCCTCTTGTTTAGGTTGTTTTTTTAATCTAGGTTGTCCTGATGGAAACTCTTTACCTATTTCTTTTTCTAAATACCATGTTTGATAATCTTTTTGAAATTTATTTTTTTGGTTTTCTTTTAATGCAACAGCAGGTTTTAAATAAAAATCTGTAATTTCAGCTAACACGTTATTGTTAAAAGCTATAACTTGATCTGAGCTTTGATAAGAACCTATTAAACCTGCAGATATTTTATCCATAGTTAAAGTAAATGCTAAACTTTTACCTATACTTTCTCTGTCTATTTCATAAAAATCTTGTACCATATTACCAGATAAATCTTTTTCTGTTAGCTTTACTTTACCATCTTTGTCTTTTACCCTGTATGTTTCTGTAACACCACCTGTTAATGTACCTGGTTCACTAGGATTTTTACCTGGCTTTTGTTCAAAAATTTCAGGATTAGTTTGTTTAAACTCTTGGTTTTCTTTTGATGTATCAGGAATAGTAACAAACATGTCTTGTGTTTCTGATAATGTATTTATTTTATTTAATAAAAGCTTTTCTACAAATATTCCATTTTCATCGTATATAAGCCAAGCTAAATTATTTATATCACCGTCTATAGCTTCTATGTCTATCTTACCCTTTAAGTCATCATTCAATATGCTAAGCGCCATAAACCTACTAACCGGTGTGCTCATCATATCTAAACCGCCCATCATACTAGATATTTGTACCATGTTATTCCATACCTCTGTATTTGATGCAATGTTCTCCATACTTTCTTGAATAGTGGAAACACTTTTAGCTATACCTTCTGTTGTTTTTCTTGCTAATACAGGATTTTCACTAGATCCATTCTCTAGATCTAACTTTAATTTTGCATATAGCTCTATGTATGGGGCAAAGAAATAGCTCCAGTTAACGTCCTGAGATGGTGTATCGTCCTCTCCTAGCCTGTAAGACAGTGAAGATTGGTACTCAGAGACATAAAACTTGATCTCTTCGTTATCTTCTTTGTTTTTTATTAATTGTTCTTTTAATCCCATTTTATTAATTTATTTTTCTAGTATTTTGCAAAATCTCTATTGTTATAAGTGTCGCTATATGCTTTTTTATTTTGTTCACCTAAAAAATTTCCTACAAAATCATAACCACTTTGCAAGTTTTTAGGTAGCATAGTATTATTGCCGCTGCCGGCATTTACTTTCCCGACAAACTTCCTAAACCTAACGCATTACCCGCGGCTAAACCAGCACCTGGAGCTAACGCATCTCCTATACCACCTATGCTACTAGCTATATCACCTATAGCATTTGCTTTTTGCATAGAAGAACCATATTCTCCTCTTTTAGCTGTACTATAACTTTGTCTTAAGAAGTTCATTTTACTAACGTCTCTTCTTTCTTGAGCATTAAATTCAAACGTTCTACCTTGAGCATCTGCTGTTTGCATCCTTCTACCTTCTTGTAAGTTTACATTTTGTACTCTTACTCCTTCTCTATTTTGTGCAGCTTCTAATCTTTCTTGACCACCAGCTTTTAGTTGCTCGTTTCTAGCTTCTTGTTGTTCTATGCTTGCAGCCACACCTTTTTTACTTTGTAAAGCGGCTTGAGCTAAAGCAGTGGCACCACCAGCGCTAGCACCTGTAGATCTTAACATGTCTAAAGTATTTGCTAAAGCTATATCAGCTTCTTCTATTTGCATTTCAGCAGCAGCAGTTGAAACACTAAGACTAGCATATGGATTACTTAAGTTACCACTAAGATCTTTAGCCATTGAACTTAAGTTAGAAAAATTATCATAAGGATTAATTACCTTTTGTCTATTTTTTTCAAGACTAGCCATTTCAGCGGTAGCCTTTTTTCTATCGGCTGCATATCTTCTCTGGTTTCGTTTAGCAGCTGCTTTCTTTGCAAACCCACCGACTACACCGCCTATTGATTTAAATAATCCCATAATTTATTCTATTAATACGATGATTCAACAGTGTCAGAAGACACTGCGAATAATTCTCTTTTTTCGTTAATGCTGTTATCTAGTGTAAATTCAAAGGTATTAAAAAATCCTTTTACACCTGTCATGCTAGCTCCAAATATAATTTCTCCTTGAGTAGCAGGTGAATTATTTATTATGTTAGCAAAAAATTTATTTTCTTTTCTTTTAAAACTATTAGTAAACATTTCTGATTCTAATTGTGCTGGATTTGTAGCAGCAAAATACTTAGACACAGGAACTAAACCTATATCACCAGAGCTTGCTACTATAGAAGTAACCGTCCAATCTTTATTACCTTCATAACCTATAGTTTGAAAAACTTTAACAGTTGAAGGGTTTTTGTTTAAAACTACTTTTACTGTTGAGTTAGACGTTACTGTATAAAATTGTCCATAACCTCCTGGAGGAGTAGAAAGTGGTGCTAAATCATGATGTTTATATAGTTTACCGCTGTTTGTTGAAAAGAAATTAGCGGCTAAGCTAAACATTGTTGATGGTTTAAAAGTTAAAAAACTAGTCCAACCTTTAACGCTTTCATCAAATGATACAGTATTATTTTTATCAGCTTTCTGTATAGATATAATATAGTTTTTAGTGTGATTGTCCCATCCACCAGTTATATTAGTAATGTTTGATTGAGTTAATTCATCTCTAAAAAAATCATGCATACCATAAGATGATATTTCTTCAATATTACCACTAGAATCAAGCCTTAATACACATGCTCTTTTTCTATCTGTAAAGTATTTTCTAAAACCATATACAGCAAAACTTCCTGGGTCTTTAGCTATACCATACTCTCCTTTAAATGGTACTATTTGTCCTATTATCATAGCACCTGAGGTAGTTAGTCTTCCACCTTCTGCTGTAAATATAGCATCTTTATCAATTAAAGCTCTATTAATTTTATCTTCTTGAAATATAATTAAATTAGTATCTTCAGCATATAATCTTTGTATTGATCCTTGAGCTGGATCTACACTTCTAGTTATATCTTCTGCTACAGAAAATTCGTTTGTTTGATTAATTCCAGTTCTAGAGTTAAAAACTCCAGAGTATATCATAGAATTAAATCTATTTTGATTGTTAGGATTGTCTTCTACAATGTGAGCTTTTACACCTATGTCTGTTATAACATTGTTATATCCACCTCTTATTCTTGACTCTTCTATAAACCAATCAGTATTATTATTATTAGCATAAGCTTGAGGTACTTGAGCATAAGGTGGGTTTAAACCTGTCGCCGCTACAACACTTGTTATTTTCTTCACCCAATATGAGTTGAAATATTTAATTTCTAAAGTAGCTGCCATAATTTATTATTACTTGTTTTTTGTTATTATTACGTCCAACCCATGCTTCCCATAACTGGGTGAGCACATGTAATTGTAGTTCCAGCTGAACAAGCTCTAGCATACATATCAGAACAAGGATCAGGATCTAGTGCAGGTGTTATTTTTATACCACTTGTGTTGAATTTAGCAGAGTATCTTATTTCTGTAAAAGGTTCTGTTGAATCTGTTTTAAAAGAATAATAAGGGTTACTTGCTGGAAAAGTTTTAGGCGTAGTCATTGCGGCATTTGTATAAAATAAAGAAACATAATTGCCATAAGGAGATGGTGAGTAAACAGCTGTATTACCTGTATTAGAACAAGAATAACTTGCCGAACCTGAACCAAGATTATATTCATAACCTCTTATTGGTTTACCAGCGCTACCATCTGTTATATAAACTCCGTCTTCTACTACGCAAGCATTGTTATTTAAATCTGCTGAGTTAACCCATATAACTAAAGCGTCACTAGCTTGTGATGCTGTTGTTGTTTCAAATTGAACAGCTGCTACACAGTATTCTCCAACTAAATTAAACGATATAGCTGCTTGAGCATATTCTGTATTACCTGGTTGTACACTAATAGCGGCTGGTATACCTGGAGCACCCATATTATCATTATTTAAATCAGCAACTTGTGACCAACTGTTAGCGCCATTAGGATCTCTATAATAAACTATCCATTTAGATACAGCTGAACTATTAAAACCTAAGCCACTGCCAGTAAATTTCTGTTGCATGTGACACGTAAAGACAACTGAACCTTGTGATACAGCGCTACCTAGTTTCCATAAATAAGTTGAAAAATTAGATACGTTTGCAGTTGGTGTTACGGGTAAATCTGAAGCAGACAACGTACTGTTTGATAAATACCAAACTCCTGTAGGAGAAACGCTAGCATCGTATGGAGCAGTCATTGAGTTTGATCCAACTAAACCAGGTGTTCTAAAAGAATGACAAGCAGATATTGCACTTGAATTTAATAAAGTATTACCTACTGTAATTTTTTGTGGTAACTCTAAAAACAACGAGCCTGTTTGAGCAACAGATCCATTACTAGCATCTTGTATTCTTACCGTAATGTTATACACACCCACAGGTGTACTTAATGATTTTGTTATTTGACCGGTTTGATTTATTGAAAAATATCCGCTTTCGTTTCCAGTTGCTAAAATATTATAATATAAACCAGTAACACTATTAGTAGCTGATCCATTTACAGCACCTCTAGTTACTACGGCTGTGTCACCAGCCGCAACCTGTACATCAGGCAAAGAAGATCCAACTGTAAAGTTAGGTATTTTATTATCTAAAGCTACATTGCTGACTGTTTGGCTTTCAGATGCATTTGCAGCAGTTGTTTTCCAAGTTAAAGTAAAAGTATATTTTTCAACAGTACCTCCATTTATTCCAAAAACAAAAGAATTATTATTAGTTTTTATTTGATAACCTTGCGCAGACTGAACTATTTTAAAGTCTCCACTTGGATTACTTATGTTTCCAGTTGCTCTAGTTTGAGAAGGACTGTTAGCATCTATTACATTTATAATAGGATAGCCTGCGGCTATAGATGTGTTTAGTATGTTTACACCTTGATTGTTTTGAGGATAAAAAACAGCAGTAACAGGGTGATTGTTTGGATCTTCTTCACCTTGAGAATAAGATAAAGCAGATAAACCAGCAACACCATCAAATCCTGTGTTTACATCAGCATTTAAATCTGCTATTAAACCAGCTGTAGAAGTTTCATAAAACAATTCTAATGCAGTTTCTACAGGTTCTGTTTCAGCTACAGTTAAAAATATTCCTGCCATGTTAGCAGCTAATACACCTATTGTCCCCAAACTTGTTCCTACAGTTGCGCCAGCATCTCTTGTAGCTAATCTTGCAATAAGAGGATTTGATTCTAGTTGATAAAAAGGTACATTATTAGTGGATATATCTGAAGAAGACATATCAAGATCAGAAGCAGCAGCTATAGTGTCTGCCGTCATTGCTAACGGTAGAACCTGATTTTGTGTAGCAGATATAGAAACTGGAAAAAATTGAGCATTAGATGTTGCTGTATTATTTACTCTTCCGTATAGTCTAACAGAACTTCTAAATTGTTTTTGTTCAGGCCCAACCTCAGTTAAATCTCTAGGTATTTTATTTATATTATCATTCAATAAAACAACATGAGCTGTTTTATCATCTTCTTCTGCTCCCGGAAAAACAGGTGCTGGAGCTGTTACGCCGGTTACACTAGGATAACCATTTAAAAAACCAGGTAAATAAGCGTTGTAGTAATCTTGCTCTTGTTGTTTTACAACAACTTTATAAGAATACCAACCTAAAGCATTGTTTAAGTTATAAGAAAACTTTATATCTGGATTATTTAAATTTGTAGAATATGTTAAACCATTTACTTGACCATCTGTTGTTATTACATAAATAGGAGCGTTAGTAGCATTTACATTAGTTACTTTTACAAAATCTACAAACTCACCTCTTAAATATGAATTCTGAACAGGTATGTCTGTTTGGTTTGAGCCTAAAGTAAAAGTATAAAGAAAAGGAGATGTTGATCCAATAGTGTTAGCTGTTGTATTAAATCCATTACCTATAGCATCAGCATATAAACCAGGAGCACCTTCTCCGTCTTGACCAACTGAAGATGTAATACCATTTCCACTCACTACTACTTTTAAAGCATCACCAAACCATTGTTTTACGTTTTGTAAAGAATCTTTATAAGGATGATAAATAGTTGATCCACCAAAAAAAGCTCCTCCGTCTACTGTACCATCATCAACGTTAGATAATATTACAGAAGACTGTCTACCAAACTTATCAGCTAATATAAATCCAACTTGATAATTTCTGTTTTGTTTTAATGTGTGGTTAGGATATTCTGCCCATGTAGTAAAAGCTGTTGTGCTTTTGGCATTTGCTCCTACGTTATATTGTAGTGCAGCTGGTGGAGTGTGTTGACTTTGAAAATTACCATATATAACTCTATTTCCAGAAACTTCTTGAGATAAAGCTCTAACAGGAACTCTATCATAAACTCTTACTGTTTGTCTTTCTGGTAAAACTTTATAAGGTTTTCTTGATTGATATTTATATACATGAAAATTATCAGTTCCAGTAAAATCTGTTTTTATAGTATCTATTACTTTTACAGCTCTAGCATCAGACTCTTTATATAAAATATCTATAGCAGTAATCTTATATGTATCATTATTTAATTCACCTAGATTGTTTTTAATATCTGGCAATGGAATTATAAGTTCTACGTTTTGAACTCCATTCTGCATAAATCTTAATATGGTGCTTCTAAACGTTGCATCTTCATCTCCATTTAAAAAATAACCTTTTTGCTGTGGTATAAAAGTTGGTTGACTAAAAGGCGCCATTAAAGAATACTCTTTATCATCAAACTGAAATCTATAACTAAATCTTACAAATTTATCTTCTAAAAAATCAGGATCTCCAGGCCAATTATCTCCATCATTAAAGTCTACGCTGATGTTTTTACCAGTCATAGTGGTTGCTAAAAACGTAACAGTGTCACTTGCTAAAATAGTATAATTAGCATTTGATTGATCTGTTGGCTGAGCATTTAAAGTTACAGCTGTTCCAACTATATTTGTTACATATATGTATTTGTTTGCATCAACCTTTGTAACACCAGCTAAATCTTTCACAACAACATCCATACCAATTTTAATACCAGCGTTTGCCGTAGCTAAAGTAATAGTTGTTGCAGCTGTTCCAGCAGCTCCAGTAACAACAACAGATTTAAGCAGTGTTAATGGTTCCCAAGGATTATATTTAGCTACAGATATTTGATGTTCTTCTGTGTAGTATTGATTTGAAACAGTGGGTGAAGCGCTTTTACTAGCTTTATCAACATTTATCTTTCTAGGTTGATTTCTATTGTCAGTCCAGAATAATAAATTTTCTACTAAATTAACTCCGTAGATAGGATTAGTAGTTGAAAAATTAAGAAAAGATCCAGTAAGTAATAATAACCAAGCAATTGATCCATCTTCTTTTATATTAAAAGAAAATACGTAATGACTAGTTCCCGCTGCGCTAGGTGTGTTGTTAGTTAAAAAAAAATATATAATACTGTTATTGTTATCAGTAAATTGACCAATAACCTCTAGGTTAGCAGGATAAGTAAATCCAGGTATTGATTGTATTATATTGCCTTTTACATTTTCTAAAGCACCTATATCATCATCTTCTGACTTACCTACAGATATGTTCTGCGCATCTCTATATTCACCATTAGGTATTAATCTATCATCCAAATCTTTATTCATTTTGGATCTTAGAAAGGTATTCTTTATTTCCGCCATGTATTAAAATTTAAGCCATTTAGATTTTTGTCTCATTACTTGAACTATTTGATCAAGTTTTATATTTGATAATCTTATTTTAGCATTTCTTAATTTAGAACTTTTTTCTTTTTTATATCTTTGTACAATGTATTCTGGTACTCTAGCAGCTGTAGATAATACACCATATGATATATAAGCGTACAGCGCTTCTTCAGCAAGCTTAGGAATTCTAGCATCTAAATCATAAGCGTTACCATCTGATATATATTCTATAACAACAATTTTACCTTTTAAATCGTTACTAAAAGATATTCTACCTTCTCTATCATTTATAGTAAACCAACCATTACGCTGACTAGTCTCAGGATTTAATCCATATCTTTGGCCTAAAGCTAGTTCATAAAAATTATTACTATTTAAAGCGCTAGACGAGGTATTGTCTTGTGATGTAAAAGCTCCTGATATTCTTCTTGGATCATTTGATGCCCAAGCTTCTTCTACTTGTGACGTACCAGTTATATTTGAGTCAAAACTATCTTGTGTAGGTACACCTAAGTTATCTTGAGCAGGCGCAGAGTAAGGATCAGTAGTTAAAGTATTAGCAGGATATATAGTATGCTGCACACCAAACTTATCTGTCCAAGACATTCTAACATAGTTAACATAATCTTGAGGTATAATAACATTAGAAGCATTATTTACAGTAAGCTCTTGTGATCTTATACTTCTAAGTGTATCATAACTAAATTCTTGTAAACCTCTTTTAGCATGAAATATAATATCTGATCTTTTTACACTAGGTATTAGCTTACCAGCTCCAACATATGCTATTAAAAAATTATCAATAACATCTGTTAATCTAGTATATTCATAGCTTCCGTAATTTTCTTCTACAGCAGTACTTTTTAATTCTAATTTTAAATAACTATTAGCTAATAAATTAGCAGCTACCGTTACAATATTGTCATCCATTGTGTAGGGTGAATCAAACTGAAAAAGTATTGCTGTTGTGGCATTACCTGGTAAAGCAATGGCTTTGTCTAAAGTTATTGCAACTCCATTAACGTTTGCTACTTTAGCGCCTGTAGGATTATTAGTTATACCACCACCATATATAGTCATGCCAACTAATATATTTGCGTTAACAGCTGTTAGTGTAATGTTAACTGATGCTACACCACCATTTTCATTAGCTACAGCATTTTGTACTGTTGTTACTGGTGTTATTTCTGTCCAAGTTAAAGCATTTGCGCTGCTGTATAGTAAGAAATTATTTAAACCGTATTGACCATTAGTAGGATCAGAACTTCCAAATATTAAATCTGTATCAAAAGTAGATGTCATGGTTATACCAACACCTCCTGTTGCTAAATATTGCTGCTGTGCTCCAGCGTAATACTGTCTGTTAGTTTCGGTGACTAATCCACCATTAGGTATAGGCATATATTAACTTTTTTGATTCATTTCTTCTTGTTGCACCTGTGATGCAGCAACTTGTATTATTTCTTCACTTCTAATAACAACTCCTGCATATAATAATATTTTTAATATAAGTTCTGTTTGTTCAGCTGTGTGTAATTCAAAGTTATTTGATTGTTGTGGTTGAAAAACATATTGAGCTGCTCCTGTAAAGAACCAATTAGGAGGTATAGGTTTTCTAATGTAATCAACTAAAACGCCACTTACTATAGTTGTAGGATATATAGTTAGTAAATTATTACTATAAGTGTATACGGGATAGTTTTTAGTAGGTTTTGTTAAGTTAGATGATAACAAATGATACAGCTCTGACTTACCAACTCTTTCAACTTCTTCAGAAGGCATTGCTCCTCTAGTGTATACAACATTACCTAACCTGTAAAACTGTTTAGGATATAAGTTTAATATTATATTATCACCAACAGAAGGAGTAGAAGACAAAGTAAGTGTTGCTCCACTTAATGTAAAAGCGTTTTCAGATAATTCAATATTATTTAGAAAAACAGCTGGTATAGCTCCAGAATTAGACAAAGCTAAAGAGTTACCGGTTAATGTATATGTTGTTGTTGCTGGTGCAGGTACAGTGAAAGTTTGAGTTGTTGAGGTTGTTCCTGAGTAAAGTGAAGGTAATTGGAAAGAGCCATTAGAATAAGTAGCACTATCGTTTGTTTTAAATATAGATATTTTCTCATCAAGATTAACTATTCTATCAGAATAATCTACATCGGCTTGTGGAACGCGTAACTGCTGATTAAGATCTTCAAAATATTTTTCAAATATTTCTAATTGAACTTGAGCACCTATTTTATTAAACTCTAAAGGCGTCATGTAACCCCTCTGTTCTTTATTAAGTATTAATAAAACGGTTTGGTATACAGTATTTACGTTTATTGCCATTTTAAATTTTTATATTGATAATGATGGGCCACAGTTAAGTGACCCTTCACTATATTATAGTTACATATTATTGTAACTTTTTCTCTATTGTTTTGAAAACTTCTACGCCTTCATCAGTTTTAAACCATGAGGCCATAGCTGAGTACGGGTTTTCATCAAAAGGAACAGTCATTAGTTTTCTATCATTAGATCCCCAATGAAAAGTTCTTTGGTCTTGTGATAGCTTTACTATGTGTTGTTCAACTGCTCTAATAGCAGTGTTTCTTAACCCTACGTTTTCATCATTAGCTATAGATAAAAAGCTTGAAGGATTTTTTCTTGCCATCAATATTAAGTCTCTTCTTAATTCTTTAGAGCTTAATGAGGCAACTTCAGATCCTTTTTCAACTCTTAATACAGCTTCAGCGTGATCAAGATCCATGTTTTTAGCTGCATTCATAGCCTCTAGTTCATAGTTTAAATCAGTTAAATCATCTTGAGCAACTTCTTTTTGATCCCATTCAGCAAATATATTATTCTTCTTAGGATGATGATGTAAAAATTGTTGTAAGTTTTGTTGTGATTCACTAACTGTCATAACTCCATCTTCAAATATAACATGGCCTAATGTACACTCTCCTTTTTGTTCATCAACAAATGGTGAGTTTTGATTAGTTGCATATCTTAATTCCCTTTGTGTATTTGTATTTTTATCAAAATGTAATAAAGGATATTGCGTACTATGTTTAGTTTGTAATGTAAATGTTAGTGGTGTAATGTCGTGTAATAAATAATACACTCTAGTTTTTATCTCCCATTGAGGGGCTTTGATTTCTTTTGTCTTTGACATGATATAATATAATATGATTAAAAAAAATAAAGGGCTAGGCGCCGAAGCGCCTAACTCTTTAAAAAAGTATTAAGCTTGGAATAACACGAAGTTATTTGCAGCTTGAGTTACAAGACATCTCTCAGATAAGAAATGAACTTGCATTGCATCTAATGCAGAGTTGTATACACCTCCGACAGATCCAGTGATCCAAGACTTGTAACGTCTATCGTCAGCTTCTGAAGATCTGTATCTTACGTGTAAGAATGGTCTTCTAACGTTTGTACCTAACATTTGGTCATAAACTGTAGAAGTTCCAGCAGGTACTAATACACCATCTATTCCACTAACTGCAACAGCACCTCTTGTAGAAGCATCGTTTAAGTATTTCCAGCTAGTTTTGTAGAAATCATAAGAACCTCTTCTAAATCCAGAGAATCCTAAGTTAAGTGCCATTTGCTCAGAGTTTTCAAATAAACCATAAGCAGTACCACCTTGTGAACCACCAGAGATTTGAGATAACATATCGTCAAAACCAAGATCAGTTGATCTGTTTAAGAATAACATGTTTTCTTCAATAGCTCCTTGAGTATCAAGGTTTTTAAGGATTTGATCGAAATCACTGATACCAGTAGCAGCAGAGAATCCAGACATGATGTTACCTCTTGTTTGGATAGCTTGGAATAAACCTTGCGTTCCATGAGCAGCGGTAGCAGCACCGAATCCAGTGTTACCAATATTACCAGCAGCAGCTTGTACAGCAAACTGTCCAGCAGGAGCAGCTAATTCACCTTCAATCATTGCCATTTCTAAGTAGTCATCAAATCTTAATCTTGTTTCAGACTCAGATTTTAGATACCATAAGTATCCTGATGTACCATCTTCAGTAGCAACTTCAACCCATCCAATCTGTGCAGTGTCAGAACCATTGATTTGGTATCTGTCTTTTATGATAATTGGTTGGTTGTTAAATTGCGTGAACTGTGGTTGAGCAGAAGCAAGAGATTGTCCTGTTCCTTTTGCAAACACAGAACCATATACAAATATTTTCAAGTTAGCAATCGCGCCTAAAGAGTTTAGGTTAGCAGCAGTAAATGAAGTAACTTGTATTTGAGTTGCAGGTGCACCACCAGCAGCTACTACAGGAGCAACAACTACTACAGCTTTAACTGTAACACCAGTTGCAGTGTTCATAATAACTACAGTGTCGTTAAGATTAATAACACCAATTGTTTGTACAGGTGCTGTTTGACCAGCTCCAGTTACAGGAGATACAGAAGCAGTAGAAGGAATTGATATAATTCCAATTGCAGCTCCAGCAGCACTTGTTACTGAACATCCTGTGTAAGAGATGTGTAATCTATTTTGTTCTGACCAGATAACTTGATCAGATGTCATTGGCATTTCAGCGCCAACCATTCTTAAGAAACCAGATAAAGTTCTGTTTCCATATCTTTCAACCTCAGCTTCGTAAACTTCAGGAAGGTATTGTTGAGCGAAGTCATTTCCACCTCCATTAGCAAAGTTTAAGTAGTTGCTATTTAAGATTTGTTGTTGTAGTGACGGCACGATCGAGCCGTATACAGGATTAATTTGTCCCATTTTTAATAATAATTTTTAGTTAAATTTTCGTTTTTTGATTGTCAATTTTGAAGAATCAATACCAGAAACCGCTTTAACCTTAAACCCTCCTACAAAAACATCCTCAGGAGCTCTTGATCTTGGGTTAGTATCTACGTTGTTAGACTTAGCAGCAATATTTCTAATAGCATCGGATTTACCTTGCTCATAAAAATGCTGCGCTATAGTATCAGCGTGATCAGCGGCATACATAGCTTTGTGATAACCTTTAACATCTGCAACATTACCTTTTTTATCCAGGAACTTCCCGATCGTATTATTAATGTTCGACTGACTATCTACAACGTCATTAACGTTTTTAACTCCATATCTAAATTTCTTTTCACCAACGTTAAATTCAAAACCTTTGAATTCATTATTGAAATACTCTTTAGTATTAGACTTAAACGCTTCATGTTGTTGCTGAGCTGCGTCTTGCTCTTCGTTGTAGCGGTTGAAAAAGTCTACTGCCTTTTTTTGTTCTTGAGTAGTACCGGGTCTCAACTTGATCTCCTCATAATACTTACCCTTCAAACCTTCCAAATGGTTTTTAGCTTTTGCAACCTCTTCTTTATATGCAAGTTTCTTCTTCCGAATATCTCTTGCCTCATCTAACTCTTCATCAAACTCAAAATTATCTTCTAATAAAAAGCTAATTTCTTCTGAATCTAAGTGAGATTTAGTCTGTTTATAATACTCTCTTAATAGAGCATCATTATCTATATTAGAATAATCCGCGTTTAATCTTACGTAATCTTCTAATGTTCCACCTGTTTCTTTCATAAAGTCTACGACTTTCTCAATGTTTTCAGGTAGATTAATATCTTGTTTAATCTCATCAGCTAGCTTTACTACCGGCTGTTCTGATGACTGTACCATTTCTTCACCTATAGAAATAACCTCTTCTTCTGGTTCATCTTTTATTTCTTCAATTATAGGCTTTTCTTCTTCAGGTTCAGGAACCGAGCTGGGCTCTTGTACTTGTTCGTCCACCTTTGCGCTATCTCCGGATGGTTCAACCACAGGTACTTCCTTTGTTTCTCCGACTTGAATGGCATCTGTTTCTTCTTTAGGTTTTGATAAATCTAATTTAATAGGTGTATCTTGTTTGCTTAATTGTTTAGGTTTTTTAAGTTTTACTTTAAACGTACCTTCTTCTAGTGTTTCATCTGACATAATATAATATAATAAAAATTAATAAAATTTATACAGGCTGTTGCTGCATATCTGGATTTTCAGGTGGAATACCTGAAGCTTCAAAATTAGTAGGTGGAAGATCATTTTGTCTTTGACTAATTAATTTTGATTGTTGTGTAGCTTGCATTTCAGTTCGTTTATCTTTACGATCTTCTATTTGAGCTTCTTTTTTTGTGTTTGTATCTACATCCATTTGCTTAAGCTTCATGTTATACTCAAACTCTTGAGCCATTAATTGTAACTTAAGTTGATTTTCAGTTTGCATTCTTTGTATTTCAAACTGAGACTTGGATTGTTCTATCTGTGTTTCTGTAGAAGCTATTGCTTCTGCTTTTTGAACATCATTCATTGCAGCAGCTTCAGAAGCTTCTTGATTAGCTTGACCTTGAGCTTGAATATTCTGCTGCTGTTGAGCTTGTTCTTTTTCTTGTTTTTGCTGTCTCTTGTATTTTAAAACTTGATTAGCTAATGTAAGATTTTTAATCTCTCTAATATCAATAGCATCTTCTAAAAATATTTGTTGTTGTTGAAGAGCCATTTGTATATTCTGCTCTAACATAGCTTTTTCTTCTTCTTCAGGTTCTAAATCTAAGTAAACACCAAAGTCATATAAATGTAATGTATCTATTTCTTGTAGCGTAGCAGCATTAAATTTACCTAAACTTTTAACTAAAGCAGCATTTGTAAGATCAAAATCAATCATATCAGCTACTCTAAGTGAAACGTTTTCACACGTTCTAAGAGTTAGATATAAGCTAGCATCTAATATGTGTCTAGTTGCAGTATTGGATGCGTTAGCGGCTAGTTTCTGTAACCCTACTAATGTACTTTTATCAGGTAAGCTACCATCTCTAGCTTCATTAAGACCTGTTACATCTCTTATCATCTGTAAATAATACTGATAAGTATTAATTAATGATTGTATTTTACCGTTTGCACTTGATGTTTGTAATTCTTGTATAGGTACTTTACCTCTGTTAGGATCTCCGTCTTGTGTTAAACTTCTACCAACAATACTACCAGTTTGGAAATACATGTTTAAAGCTTCTTGCGGATTATAATTAGTTCCGTTACCTAAATCAACTTCTGCTAAACCATCAACATCTACAAATACACCATCTGGAACCATCCTTGCAATTACTTGTTGTAATTTTAACGATGTTAATTGAATCATATCAGCAAAACTTGTTATACGATTTACTAATGAATCAATACGTCCTTGATACATATGAGGAGCAACAATACAGTAATTCATATTAACCTTAGTTAAATCACTGTTAGGTCTTGTCATGTTCTCAGACATTTCCCATTTAAGCATTTCATCTACACCCATTACTTTAGCACCTGTAAATAATACTTCTATACTTCTTGATACTCTATCAAAGTTATCACTTGGTGGTGGTGCAAAAAAGTCAGGCTTTTCTAAAGCTTTTTCTAAACCTGTATCAGTTCTTTTAATTTTAAACACCTGATCAATGTAAGTTTTGTATTCAAAAAATAAAACCTGAACTAAATCATTGTTATTATTTGGCCCTTTCATATAACCTTCTCTTCCAGGGTATTTAGCTATTTTTTCTAATTGCTCTTCACCTAGATCAGGAAATTGCTTTTTAAGATCTGGTATTGTCATGGTCTTAATTTCACCAACATAATATATGTCTTGAAAATTAGGATCATTTGTAAATGAATAAACTAAATTAGCAGGGTTAACATATTCTATGGTAACACCTTCAGCCTTATTAAAAGTTGTTTTACAAGCACCAATACCTATAGTTACTATATCTTCTGTTAATCTTTTATTAGTTAAATGATACTTATTAAAATCTAGTATATTGTTAATAACTTCTTCTTCAGCAATTTCTACAGACTGTTTGTAGCTAAGCTGCATGTGTACTTCTAACTCTTCTTTTGATCCAGGTAAATTTTCAGGGTCTAAAGAATTATATAATGTAGCGCCTAAGTTTTGTTCTATGCTGTCTATCAATGGCTTAGCCATCATATCTTTCATAACACCGTTAGCATAATTAGTTCTTTGCTTTTGTGAAAACGGATCTTGTGCGTAAGCTTTTATATCATAATTTTTAGATGCAATACCATTAACAACTATATCTACAAACTTAGGTATAATAGGTACTGGCTTCCAGTCTAAATTTAAGTAAGATAAATCACCGTTAATAGATAATTCATCTTTGTATTTTTGTATAGGTTGTTCACCTCTAGCATAAAGTCTTAGTCTATTAAAATTTTGATAACCACTATTCCAACGACTGTTATTAACTCTACCACCTCTAAACCATTCATATTCAATTGCACGCGCAACAAGTAAGCCATATTCCCAGCTTCGCTTTTCTGCCTCAGGTACCACCTGATTAGGAAACGAACTATTAGTACTCGTATTAATCATCTATTATAATTTTTGAATTATTACCATCGTTGTTATATTTACTAAAGTTTAACGAAACTTTTTCTTTAATAACTTCAATTGTTGGTCTATATTTATTTTTATTGCAAGCCATGATAGCTAAGCCAGAACTTATTGATGCATCATGTTTAGTTCTATTGTTTATATCAAAAGCAGCCCAGTCTTCTAATGTACGTTGAAAATACATTGTACCGTATTGCTCGTTGTTATAACCTACAAAACTATTTATATAAGATTCTATTGCAGCAGCATGAGCTTGTTTAACATCTTCACTTGAATTAGGTATGCCACCTATTTCTTTTTCAGCTACAGATAATTTATACATTGTTTTATCAGGCCTATTCATAGAGTATTGTCTATAACCTCTACGCTTTAAATAATATAATAATCTAGGTTTATTATTCTCTGCTAGTATTGGCATGCCATAAAAATGTAATGCCATAAGTACGTCTTCAAAAAATATGTCTGCCGTTTGAGGTCTAGCTATATATTCTAAAAAAAACAAGTTAGCTGGACAATCATCCATTGTAAACTTAGTTAAACCGTGTAAAGAACCTTTTGATCCTCTACCATCTACTGTTCCTGATATATCATAACTATCACAACCAAAAGCACCCATGTGTTGATTAGCAGGATACTTGACACCATTTTTTATTATATGTCTATTCTGTTGATCACTATCAGGAAACCAAGAGATCATAAACCTACCTTGTTTGCTAGGAGTAAACTCTACTCTTGTATCTTTAATCCCACTTTCCCATTGAAAATTACCCTGTGTTAATACAGCAGAGTGTTTTAAATCTTCATTAAAATCTATTTGTTCATAAATTTTAGTTAGATTAAACAAAGAAGCTTTTGTCTCATCTCTGAATGCATGCTTTTCTGTACGTGGAAACTGTCTATATAATTCATTAAGTGCGTCAGGATCATCCTTAAGGCCATCTACTTCATTATCCCAGTGTTCAATTACACCTATGTCAATCGGGAAGCCATCAGGTCCTTCTTTTTTTTCCGTGGGTGTCTCGAAGACAGGTATCCCATAAGAATCAATGTATCCTTCGTAGTTCCATTCCATAGGAATGAACAAGCTATATAATCCCGAGCTAGTCTGCCCATTGCGGTTTCTTCTGGTAACGTTTGAATCATCGTATATTTTTTTATAGTTTCTACCGCCTTTGTCAAGAGCATTGCTCGTTGATCCCATCATACATTTACCTATAATCCTAGAACCTAATCGTAAACAAGTTTTTGTAACCCTCCAGTTATTTAATATATTATCAGGCTTTTCCCACTTACCACTTTCATCATGTACTAGTAGCTTTAGTTTTTCACCATCATAACTGTTATCTCCTGTGTTTTTCCAGTCAATAGTTGTATCTAATCCTTCAAGTTCTTCTAGTTTTTCGTTACTATCTAGTTTACGTCTTGTAAATCTACTAGCAGGAACTCTGTATGCAAGTTCTGTTTTTGGCCTATCCATACCGTCTTGAATTGGCTTGAAGAAAAACGGGTAGTTAACGGAAATGGGTACGATTTTATCGGTAAACATTTTCTTTGCATCAGACCCAGACTTTGATAAGACACCGTATCTAGCATCACTAGAGATAGTGGCAAGGTTGACTGT